ATCACCTGACTACAAGAAGCACCGCAAGAAAAAGCGAAAGCCAGTCATCTACTACGAACTTCGAGAGTTCTGTGAAGATGTCTATGAGTGTGTTTGCTGGGACAATCTGGAGGCCGACGATGTTCTTGGCCTTCTGTCTGACTCGTATGTGCATTCAACAATCGTGACCATCGACAAGGACTTGCGGACTATCGCAGGCAACCACTACAACCCAATGAAGCCGGATGAGGGTGAAGTATGGGTGGATGGCAAAGAAGCCGATTTCAACTTCTACAAGCAAGCCCTGATGGGTGACCTAACTGACGGGTACAAGGGCTGTCCCGGCATCGGCCCCAAGACGGCTGAACGCCTGCTCAGGGAGCATGGCTCCTCGTGGGAAACAGTCCGTGACGCATACCTAAACGCTGGCGAGACAGAGGATTACGCTCTCCTTCAGGCTCGCATGGCTCGGATCCTCCGCCCCGGCGAATACAATGAGCGAACTGGAGAGCCGATCCTATGGCAACCGTGAATCGAACCGAACTACTGCAAATTCATTCTGAGGTCTGTAACAAGGCTCGACGGCTTATGGAACGCAAAAACCATGACTATAGCGGTGGAGATAACCAAGAAGACCCATTCTTGAACTTCACAAGGGTAGAGAAGTTAGGAATCACCTCCACAGAGCAGGGTTTTCTGGTTCGTATGACCGACAAAGTGAGCAGACTCATCACCTTCTGCCAAACAGGAACCTTCAAGGTCGAGGATGAGAAACTTGAAGATACCATTACTGATTTGGTTAACTACTCTATACTTCTGTACGCCTACTCTATGGGCACTAATAAGGACACCTCTACGGAATGAGCGATTCAAATAACATCTCAAATGACATTCCCAGCGAATTTCAGTCGGGTAACTGGCCTGTTATTCCTGAATCAATTATTACTCGTTTGAACGAGTGCTTCCCCGAACGATCCGCTGACTTGTCGTGGGACGAGAAGCAGGTCTGGTTTGCATCCGGGCAGCGAAGCGTCGTTCGTTTTCTCAACCAAGTGTTCTTAGAACAGAACGAAACAGTCCTATAAGGAGTCAACTATGTGTGTAGGTGGTGGTGGCGGTGGTCGCCCTTTATTTCAACCGACCCCCATAACTCCTGTGGCTCCTCCGATGCCCCCGGACCAGATTGATTTGCAGGGTGTGCCCCAGATGGCCCTCCAGCAAATGATGGGACAGGCACGGGCAAAAACTCAGTCAGAACTACGTCGAGGCAATCGCCGTTTGGGTAGCCGACGCATGATGACTATTCCAAAGAGTAACTACTGATGTATCAGACTGGCAATATGAGAGGACAGTACGAGAGAATGGCAGCACGCCGCTCCATGTACCTTGACCGTGGGCGTGACTCCTCTCGTCTGACCATCCCCACACTGTTGCCTGACGCTGGTAATAATGAAGCCACCAAGTTCCCTACTCCGTACCAGTCCGTTGGTGCGAGAGGTGTGAACAACCTAGCCTCTGCCCTTCTTCTTTCTCTACTCCCTCCCAACGCACCATTCTTCCGACTTGTCCTCGATGAAGGTGAGGAGAGGAAGATTGAGGGCATTGACCCAACCATTCTCTCGGAGGTAGAGGATTCCCTTTCTCAGATCGAGCGGGCCATCAACAAAGAGATCGAAGGCGGCAATATGCGTGTCTCTCTCTTTGAAGCACTCAAGCATCTGATTGTGACCGGCAACGTGCTGATGTACATGCCAGAGGATCTACCCGTCCGTGTCTGTCGGCTTGATCGCTACGTTGTTAAGCGGTGTCCACAGGGCTACGCACGGTGCATCATCCTCAAGGAGACTGTAAACCCAGACATGCTTCCTCCTGCCATCCGTGAAAAGGTTATGGCGGGTGTTGACTCTGCACAAGAAACGGTAGAGATGTACACCAAGCAGGAAGCAATTGATCTTGATACTGTTGAGATTACCCAAGAGGTCGGCGGTGTTCCGATTCCAGAAGTAACTCAGCAATTCAAAAAGAGCGAAGCCCCCTTCCTTGCACTCCGCATGGTTCGCGTCGATGGTGAAGATTATGGTCGTGGTTATGTAGAACAGTACTACGGCGACCTGTCCTCCTTGGAGGGTCTGAGTAAGGCCATCGTTGAGGGATCTGCGGCGGCTGCTAAGATCCTGTTTCTCGTTAACCCCAACGGCACAACTCGTGCCCGGACACTTGCAGAGTCACCCAACGGTGCAATTAGAGAAGGATCGGCAAATGATGTCAGTGTATTGCAAACGCAGAAAGCGGCGGATTTCAGCGTTGCTTTTAGTGCAATCAAACAAATTGAAGATCGGCTTTCGTATGCATTCCTCCTCACCGAATCAACTATACGCAATGCGGATCGGGTCACGGCTGAAGAAGTCCGACTCGTAACGCAGTCGATTGAAAAACAACTGGGTGGGATTTACTCCGTACTGTCTCAAGACTTCCAACTTCCAATGCTTAAGCGAGTAATGAAGCAGATGTCAAAAGACAAAAAGTTGCCGTCGTTGCCGTCCGACAAGATCGTGCCAACCATCATTACTGGTGTGGAGGCGTTGGGTCGTGGTTCAGACTTGAACCGATTGGACAGTTACTTGGCAGGCATTGCACAGATTTTGGGTCCGCAAGCAATCCAAGAATACGTCAATGTCTCTGAATACCTCAGCAGGCGTGCTGCCTCGTTGGGTATTGATCGTCGTGGTCTTGTTCGTACTCAAGAAGAACTTGATCAGATGCGGCAACAAGCCGCTATGGCCCAAATGGCCCAACAGGCTGGACCGCAAATGCTTGCTAATGCGTCCGATGCCGCAACCCAACAACCAGAACAATGAGTGACCATCAATCCGTAAACATTATTCCCGACAACATGGAGAACGCTCCATCGTTGGAACAACAAGCCGCAGCAATGGAGCAACACCTCGGTGAGCCGCAAGCCCCGCAAGAAGTCGAAATTGACGAATACGCCGAGGAACGACCCGCGTGGCTCCCTGAGAAGTTCGACTCGCCAGAAGCCCTTGCAGCGGCCTACGCCTCCCTCCAATCAGAGTACAGCCGAGTAAGAGGTGAACAGGCAGAGGAAGAGGACTACGGCGAAGAAGGTGAAATCGAAATCGCACCGTTTAGCGATGAAGACATGATGCCTTTTACAATCGAGTTTGAACAAACCGGCGATTTGTCTGAAACATCTCGACAAGCGTTGGCTGACCGTGGGCTTCCTCGTGAAATGATTGATCGCTACGTCGAAGGCATGCAGGCTCAAACTCACCTTGAGTTGATGACTGTGTATGACTCCGTGGGTGGCGAAGACAACTACGCCGCTATGGTTGACTGGGCTGCACAGAACCTTGACCCCCAAGATCAAGAAACATTCAACCACATCGTTACAACCGGCGACCAGAACGCCATGATGTTTGCAGTCAACAGTTTGCGTTCTCGTTGGGAAGCGTCTGGTCAAATGCCACAGCCTCAGTTGCTGCAAGGCGATTCCGGGTTTGAGGGAGCATCCGAACGCTTTGAGTCTTTGGCTCAAGTTACCTCTGCAATGAAAGATCCTCGGTACAAGACAGATCCCGCATACCGCAGGTCTGTTGAACTCCGCCTTTCTCAATCTCAAGTCCTGTAAGGAAATCACATGCCTAACAAACCCGGATACAAAACTACAGAATTCTGGCTGTCTCTTTGTGCAGTCGCCCTCGGTGCAGTCATCGGATCAGGAGTCATTCCTGTTGATGGACCTTGGGTTCAAGTCGTTGCTCTGTTGAACACCGCATTGGTGGCAATGGGCTACACAGGTTCTCGCCTCACTCTTAAAAATGGAGCCAAGTAATGGCTTACGGTAAACCAAAGAAACCAGTTCCGGTCAAAAAGCCGAAACCTAAAAAGGGGTATTGATAATGTTTGGAAAGCGAAGTAAGAAAAAAGGCTCAATGCAAAAGTTCCTTGAGAAAAAGGGAGCAATCGGCAAGGGTAAAAACCGTGGCGGCATGAGTAGTATGTTTAGAAGTCGATCACCCCGTCAAAAAACGATGGCGGCTCCGCAGGCTCAGCCCCAACCTCAATCAGGCGGACTTCTTCGCAACGCATTGACAATTACCCCAGCAATCGCCGCCCCCGGTGGTGCAGGTGCAATAGGTATGAATGTTGGCAAGGCACTGTCTCCATTTGGAAATCCTCTTGCACCTAAGCCTGTCCCCGGTCTTCGGCGTGAGATGGAAAGACACCGCCGCCGCGTTCCTCAAAGGTACGGAGCCAAGTAATGGCATATTTTCCTCCTAACCGCCCAAGAACGGGGGCAATGCAAGACTTTTTAGATGCGAATCAAGTCTTTAAGAGCATGAAAAAGCCCGACGCACTCGTTCGACCATCGTCCGTCAGAATGGCCCCTCGCGGGGTTGATCCCAATACCGGCATGAAGGATCGTCGAAGTGGGCTGCAAAAAGGACTTTCTCGCTTTTCACGCATTGCCGCAACCGCTTTCCGTTCTGGTCTTAGTGCTGCGTTTCCAGCGAAGACGGGACCGGGAATTGGTGGAGGACCCCTTAGAATTTTCTCACGAATGAAACCCGGTAAGCCGAAGAGTAAGAAGTCTTTGATTATTCCAACAACCTACTCACCTCGCGGATCTCACTAATGTCAAGCCCAAAACCCACAAACCCCGCCCTGTGGTCACGGGCAAAAGCGATGGCTCGTAAGAAGTTCAAGGTGTACCCATCAGCCTACGCAAACGCTTGGGCATCAAAATGGTACAAATCCAAAGGCGGCGGGTGGCGTGGTGGTAAGTCGTGAAGAAGAAGACTGACCTCAAGATCAAGGCCGACAAGAAAAAGTTCAAGCCTCACATGATGTTCCCTAAAGGTGGCGGCAAGCCCAAGTTTGCCAAGACCTATGAAGACCACATCAAACTTGGTAAGCAGGGGTACGGGCACAAGCCCAAGAAATGAGTTACCAAGGCGGTCTGCGTAAGTGGTTCAAAGAGGACTGGCGTGATGTAAAAACTGGGGAGAAGTGTGGTCGCAAGTCTGCCAAAGGTGGATCAAAGCGTCCGTACCCAGCATGTCGCCCCGCGTCCGTGGCAAAGCGTTTAACAATCAAAGAAAAGAAGGCTACTGCCCGTCGCAAGACAAGTAGTAGTCGTGTCAAATGGCAAATCACCGCATCCGGTAGAAGGAGAAAACGTGGCAATTAATTATCGTGGCGAAAGATTCTCCGGGTACAACAAGCCCAAGAGAACCCCCGGCAAATCCAAGAAGTTTGCTGTGCTGGCAAAACAAGGCAGCAAGGTTCGATTGATCCGATATGGTGATCCCAACATGAAGATCAAGAAAAACATTCCCGGTCGGCGTAAGAACTTCCGAGCAAGACATGGCTGCGACAGCCGACCGCCAAGCAAACTGTCTGCTCGATACTGGTCATGCAAGAAGTGGTAAAATGTGGAATGCGCTATTTACTGCTTTGTTTCAGGTACTTCTTCCATTCGTACTTGCAGGCAAAACCGCCAAAGACGCTACTCGTCCTCCTGAGCATCACGCTTGGAAGCGTAGGATGTCAGAGTTCCAGCGTCGTATTCGTGGAGGAAAGTGACGGACTCGTGCGGCTCGGCCCCGATGTCCGTGGAAAAGTCTACTATTGGGATGGTGAGGGATGGTCCCTCTCGTCCTCTGTAGTCCGGTTACCAGAAGGTTGGTATGCCGGATCTTTGAATGGTTCCGACTCGCGGCCCGCTCCGGCGGATAACTGAAAACGAAGAACTAATCAACTGTTTTTGGGTTTATTGAAAAAGGAGTCACAATCGTGGCGTATTCAATTTCTAGCCCCAACCGTTTTGGTACTAATGCTGCCAATGCAGGTGCAGGGGTTGATGCACTTTTTCTCAAGGTTTTCAGCGGCGAAGTCCTGACTACCTTTGAGGAAACCAACTTGATGATGGGTCTGCACCGTGTGCGAACCATCGCTAACGGCAAGACTGCCCAGTTCCCAGTGACTGGCGTTGCTTCCGCTAAGTACCACACTCCCGGTGAAAGCGTCTTGAATGACGATGATTCGGGCACTTCATACTTGTCCTCCATCAATCACAGTGAAGTCACCATCGCCATTGACGGTGTTCTCACCTCGTCTGCATTTATTGCTGACATTGATGAAGCCAAGAACCACTACGATGTGCGTGGAATCTACTCCACCGAAATCGGACGGGCTTTGGCTTACCACGCGGACAAGGCGATCATGCGTACTGTTATTGCAGGGGCACGAAAGACCACTGACCGCTTTGGAACGGCTGTCACTACTTCCGCAGAGGTTGAAGCAAGTAAGTACCTCGGTGCTGTTATCAACATTGATGGTGACACCGCTGCTACCGCTACTCACATCAACTCGGAAGGTCAGTACGGCGTTGATCTTGACCAAAACGACGAAGGCAAGCAACTCTATGCTGGCATCTTCAAGGCTGCTAACCTGATGGACAAGAAGAACGTCAGTCGTGAAGGTCGCTTCTGTATTCTCAGTCCAGATGACTACTACAAGTTGCTGACTGAAAACTTGGATGCCATCAACCGAGACTTCAACCCAGAAGGCAACGGCTCGTTGTCCGGCGGTCAATTGGTCGAGATTGCTGGTATTCAGATTCTGAAGTCCACCCACCTGCCAACTGCTGACGAATCTTCGTCACAGGATGCAGTCTTGGGCGACAACGGCATCAATAACGATGTCTTCGGCGTGTCGAATGGCGGCTACTCCGGCGTGAACTTTGACTCTACTCGCGGCATTGTCTTCCAGACTGAAGGCGTGGGTACTGTTAAGTTGATGGACCTGTCTATGGAGTCTGAGTACTTCATGGAGCGTATGGGTACGCTTATGCTTGCCAAGTACGCAATGGGTCACGGCGTTCTTCGTCCTGAAGCCTGTTACGAATTGGTGGACAGCGGATCCTAATCTGCTACACTGATCTCGTCTGAGTTCTCCACTTGGGGCCACCCGTAGTTCTGCTATGGGTGGCCCTATTCTTATGCAAAAGGAGCATCAATGTCTGTTCAAATGACCACGGAACTTAATGCGGTAAACACCATGCTTAGTGCTATTGGTGAACCACCCGTAACTACGCTTGATGGGCAAACAAACGCTGATGCTGCAATTGCAGAAAACATCCTATTAGAAATTAATCGTGAAGTACAAACAATGGGCTGGCACTTCAACACCCAACACGACGTTGAGTTTGAGCCAGACACTGACAACCAAATTGTGCTTCCTACCAACGTGGTACGCATCGACATTGATCCCCGTACCCGTAACGCAGATGCAAATACAGTTCAATCCACCTATGACAACCGCGACATCACACAGCGTGGTACAAAGTTGTTCAACAGATCAAAGAACACATTTACATTTGAAAAGAAGGTAAAGGTAACTGTTATCTACCTGTTGCCGTTTACTGAGTTGCCCGAAGCGGTGCGGCGGTATGTGACCATCAAGGCTGCTCGCGTGTTCCAAGACCGTATGGTGGGTTCACAGAAGCATCACGCTTTTAGCCGAAGCGATGAGATTCGTGCTTTGGCTTTGATGAAAGAGTTTGAGATGGACACTTCAGACCACACCATCTTTGAAAACTACGACATCTTCCGAATTGTGGCACGAGGGGATGCACAGCGAGGTCTGCTCTAATGCCACTAATCCTCACCTCTGTACCTGATCTTACTGGAGGCGTGTCGCAACAGCCCGTGTCTCAACGTGGTGTAAATCAATGCGAAAATCAAGTAAATGCTATGCCGTTGATGGTGGGTGGTCTAATCAAGCGGCCTCCACTCAACCACGTTACCGAGATCAAAAACGGAGCAAGTAGTATTGACATTAACACTAATGCCTTTACTCATTTTGTCCGAAGAGATAACGACGAAGAGTTTGTCATTATTGCGGACGGCAACGGTGGGCTGACGGTCAATACTCTTGATGGGACATCCCGCGATGTGTTTATCGACGAATCTCTTGATGCGTCTGACTTTTACATTGGCGATGCTAGTGATGGGGCGGGAGGAGCAAATGATCTTTCTAACCCCAGTGCGGTGCTTCGAGCGTTCACCATCGGTGATGTCACGTTTATCGTAAACACAGATGTGGTTCCGGCGTTGGCTGACGATGTTGCACCTAACTCTCGGCTTCAAGCCAACGAAGAAAAAGAAGCACTAATTCGGCTTAACGCAGCCCCCGGACTGGACAGCACGTTTAGCATTACAGTCAAAGTGGGAAGTGCAAATGCTGAAACAGCAGCAGTTTTGTTTGAAGGTGGCTCCGATGGTGAGGTGGCTGATATCAGCACAGTTGCAGAAATCTTGGTAGATGGTGATGCCACTGGACACACGGGTTACACTTATGTTGCAGGGAGTGTTGGTTCGGGACTTAATGCAGTTGCTGGAATTTCTGCCCAACACGCCAATGGTGTTATTCACCTTGATGCAGGCACTACCGATTTTACGGTAACCTGCTCAGACTCTTTTGGTGACGCAGCATCTACGGTTATTCGAGAGGCTACAACCTTCTTTGGAAGCCTTCCTCCTACTGCACCGCACATGATGATTGTCAAGATTGAGGGAAACCCTGAATCACAAGTTGACGATTACTATGTGCAATTTTTTGGAGATGGCCTGTCCACTAGTTTGGCAAAGGATGTCGGAGGAGCCTACACCAACACTGACGTTGGAACGATGGTAAAAGGTAAGTGGGTAGAGTGCCCAAGGCCCGGAGTCAAGTTCAAGTACGACTACAAAACAATGCCTCACATCTTGGTGCGACAGCCCAACGGGTCGTTCGTATTTACGGATGCTGACGGCAACGTGCCTACAAATAGCACGCAATCAAACATCAACGAAACAGACATCGACTGGTCTACGTTTAAGTTTGCTGATCGCACGACTGGTGATGACCTAACTAATCCAGCCCCGTCGTTTATTGGGCAAAAGATTACGGACATCACCGTGTTCAAGAATCGTCTTGTTGCAACAAGTGGAGAGAACGTAACGCTTTCGGAAATTGGCTTCTTCTTCAACTTCTTCCGAACCACCGTTACTCAGTTGCTGGACTCAAGCACTATTGATGTTGGTGTCGGTGGTACAGAAAGTGCCAAACTAGATCGGGCTGTTCCGTTTAGTGACCGCCTAATGCTTTTCTCGCAACGTGCCCAGTTTTCCTTGGCTGGTGAAGCAGTACTAACGCCGCTTACCGTGTCGATTACTACTGTGACGGACTTTGACGCAGATACTTCATCAGCCCCTATTCCTGCCGGTGCGTCTTTGTTCTTCGCCTTTAAGCGCGGATCATTTTCCGGTTACCGTGAATACTTCAAGGCTGGCACAGCGGCGGACATTCAGTTTGATGCGTTAGACATCACAGAGCAGGTTCCCAAGTTTATTGAGGGAACAGTCAAGCGTGCCGTCACATCTACTCACGAAAACCTGTTGGTAGTTCAAGCGGACAGTGCAACCAAACTTTACGTTTACAAGTACAACAACACGAATAGAGGCAAAACACAATCTGCGTGGTTTACCTTTGAGTTCAGTAATGCGACTGTTATCAATATTCAGTTTGTTGGTACATCCTTGTTCGTGTTGGTAAAAAGAGGAAGTAAGACATTCTTGGAACGTATGGACTTGCAAACCGGCCTTAAAGACACAGGATCGACCTACGTTACTACGCTAGACCGACGTTTTCTGATTGCAGACCGGACAAGTGCTACTGAAACTACTACTACTTTTACCATTACTGGTACGGAAGTAGACACATCATTGACATACAACGCAGTTACAGAGGGCGGGGAGGTGCTTACTATTGACAGCGTGACCACATCTTCTGGCGATACGACTATTGTTGTAAACTCTGTTGTTGATGCTGGAGTGTCCGTGTATTTCGGTTTGCCCTACACCATGACCTATGAGTTCTCCAAGCCTTTGTTGAAGAGGGGAACGCAGGATGGAAAAATTGACGTTGTGTCTACAGGTCGCCATCAGTTGCGGTACATGACGGTGGAGTACGACGAGACAGCCTCGTTCACCCTTCGTGTTACACCGCAAGTGGGAGGTGCTGACGGCACAGCAATCGACTACCCGTTCAGCGGTAGGTTTCTAGCAGCAACTGCAACGCTTGACAACATTCCCAACGAGACTGGATCGTTCCGCATCCCAATTTTCCTGAAGTCTCAAAATGCTAAGATTGAAATTATCAATTCGTCGGCACTTCCTAGTAACATCCAGTCAGCGGAATTTGAAGCACAGTACACCACTAGGATCGAGCAACAACAGTGACCGGAATCGTTGAGTCAAAGAAATCACATGTCGCCGCCGTCTACAACAACTTGAGACAGGCAGACCGCGACGAAATCGAGGCGTTGGGCAAAGATGCCTTTACATCACTGCGTCAGGGGTTCCGCGAGTCCGCTCCCTGTTACACATGGATGTACAAAGACGAACCCTCAGCCCTGCTGGGGTGTGTGCCTTACAGCAATGGAGCAGCAGCCATTTGGATGCTTGGCACTGACAATATTGCTAACCATAGGTACGCCTTTATGAAGACCTGTGTGCCATTTCACAAAGAACTGGTACGTCCCTACCAATTAACCGCAAACGTCGTAGACGAAAGGAATGAGGTTCACATGCGATTCATTAGATATCTCGGATACAACTTTATTGCACGACGTTTGATGGGGCCAAATCAAATGCCCTTTATCGAGTTTGCGAGGTTAAACCATGTGTAATCCACTTGCCGCTGTTGGTGCTGTTGCCTCTATTGGTGGCGGCATTGCACAAGGTAGAGCAGCACGACGGTCGGCCCAACAACAGGCTGCATACAACCGACAGGCTGAAGCCGTTGGTCGAATCAACTACGAACGCATGGTGGCTTATCAGGCCCAACTGGCAGAGTTCCAAGAAGACCAGTACACCGCAATGGCAGTCTCAAGTGAGCAAGCCCTTGGCAATGTGTTTGGATCAATCCTGAATCGGGTCAAGCAAGTAGAATTGGCAACCAAGCAGAACGTCACCAAGTTTTCGCAACAGGCCGCATCTCAAATGGCGTTTGGCAAAGCGGCGGCTGCTGAGTCTGGAGTAACCGGCAACAGCATTGCGTTGATGGCTGACGGCTATGCCAAGTTGGAAGATGAGGCTAACACCAACTCTTTTGCCAACTTGGAAGGCGAGATCCTTCAGCAACAGGCAACGATGGCTGGATACCGTGCTTCGTACCAATCTGCACTCAACAGCAAACTTCCCCCGCCGATGGCTCCGATTCAGTTGCCCACACCGCAGGGTCAAGTTACCCAACCTTCTTCTGCTCCTTACATCCTTAGCGGCATTGCTAACGCTGCTGGCGGACTTGCTCCCTATGTATAAAGGAACCACACATGGCTAAAAGACCACAAAAACGATCTGGTGATTTGCAGGCTCCGGCCCTCAATGCACCACAGTTGGGTGTCACTTCACAGCCTGTGGACACTCGTGTTACCCCAGCAGAGAACGCACCGCAGGCTCCACAGTTGTTGCCAGAGCCAGCCAAACCTGACATGCAGGGTGCAAGAGACTTGGAAAACATGGGCCGTGCCTTGGGCGATCTGTCTAAGACACTGTTTGGTTACGCACAAGTCAGTAAAGAAAAAAGAACACAAGAAAAGAAAGACACTCGTGACGAGGCTCTGAGAAAACTCCGAGAAGGGGCAAAGCCCTTTGAAGAGATGCAGAAAAGGGGCGACCTTACTGGTGCTACTCCTCCCCAGTTGAAGGGTGTCAGCATTGCTTACGGCACTTATGCGGTTGAGCAGGCAGTTTTGGACTGGCAGCAGCAAGTTGAAACTTTGCGAGCAGACCCCGGATACCTAAAAGCAGATGGCTGGCAGTCACACCTAAACGAGATTCTGCAAAAGCGATACCACGAGTTTTCGGGTGTTGTCAAAGCAGGTGGTCGGCCTGACGCTTTCAACCGTGCATTTAACAGACTGGCAAAAGAGGCTCAAGATCGGATCCAAGCGGACCATGCACGATGGCTGCAAGGGGCTGCGGAAGATAAGCGACAAGAAGGAGT